ATAGCCAGAACCGCCATCAATAACTCTAAATCCTATAACTTCATAATTTGTAATCGGATAATGTTTACCCGGATTTTCGATTGAGTATGAAACGATTGAACCATTTGAATAAAATTGATTTGACAATGCTGTAACTACTGGCATTGTTGTAGTAGTCAAAAATTTATTACGAACTGATAATGGAACTGTATACATGTACTTCCAAATATAACCATCATCTAATACTATTGGTAGTGTATTAGTTCCAGTTGGACGCACAGAAGACGGATTATTATTGTTATTGAATAGACATTTATAAACGTTATAATCATCTGTTAAACAATAAAACTCTGCATATTCCAGAGCTTCTGCTCCAGAATATGCAGGGGCGTCGCTACTATATGCATCATACATATCAAACGTATAACCAGCCTGCCAATTTATTCTTGGTATAATCGCGCAAATATCATTGGCGTCTATTTGTTTGAGTAAAATAGCCTCATTGCGAGTATTATTTTCATACTCATAAGAATCTGAAACTGGTTCAGGAGTGGCTTCATCATTCCAATTACCCGGATGGCAATAGGCATAATAATACCGGCTTGTGTTTGATACTATCTCTGAAATGACTGCCTTAACTAGGTTAGTCTTTAGAGAAGATTTAAGTAGCGAGGTTGCCATCTGTTAATTACTGAATGGTTACAGTCCATGTAATAGCGATAGAATCGGTAGATGCTTTATTAACAACATCAAATGAAGTCTTACAGAGCATAGTTCCAGAAGCCGAAGTTCCTGAATTAAATATACCAGCTTCAACCAATGATCCTGTGCCAGTACCTGCTGCAAATGTAGTAGCATAGGTAACTACTGCACCTGAAACTGTACCACCAGCGGTTGTTAGTGAAACCCGTGCTAATTCTGAAAGTGCTGGAGAACCCCCAGTTGATAGCTGAGTATCACCTATAACGGGTGTTGTCTTTGTTGGATTAGAACCAACGGTAGCATTACCACCAACTGCCATGTGAGTCATCTGAGTTGGAATACCAGTGTCTTTCATACGTGCTGCAATCCACTGTTTACCAACCGTGACTACGAGGTTTGAATAAAAACGATCTTCAATTAACTCACCTTGTGAACCAAAGTGAGCAATTGCGAGAGTACCGCCTAATTCGACGATATTAGAAAATTTTGGAATTATCATTGTTTATACCTTTATAAAAGTGCTCTTGTATCAGCAACACCGTAATTACTCGCAAAGTAATCATAAACGGATATGCCTTCTTGACTATACGGATTAACGTATAGGGTCCCTGTATTTGTATTATTTATTGTTTCTGTGTACGATCTATCTGATGTACGAGCTATACTACTATCAGTAGCAGTAATAGTTTTATTAAATGTGTCTCCACTTATATCCCAATTTTTTGCAGATTCTACTAAAGTTATAGAATCAGTTGGACTTCTAAAATAACTAATAATCTGTGAATATGCATCTGCATTCGGATACTGAATTCCTCCAGAATAGAAACTATCCATATAGATGACATCTTCATATACTGGGTATCTTACTGGTTGCATTTCATCTAGTAATATGATACTATCTGTCCAAGTAGCTCCGCTTAATGCAAATGTTCTTCCGCTTTCACTTGTAGAAATAGAATCTTGAGTAAGTCCTCTTGTAAAATCTTCTTTTTGCGTATCTGCCGTAGAAATAGAATCAGATTGCTGAGTTTGAGAATTGTAATAATTACTAGTTGAAGTAGATACTAATGAGTCTAGCACATCTAATATTTTAGAAACATCACGATAATTATCATCTGATAAAGCAATAGAATCTACCTTTGGTTGGCTTATATCTCTAATATTTTGAACATCAACACCAAATGATATATCACTAGATATTTTTCCAACAAAATTAGTTCCTTCGTCATCAGTTACATATTCTTCCTCTAAGAATTGACGACGAATAAATGCCAATAATGGAGTTGCTTCAACTATATAATCATTCTTAATATTATATTGAGCATATAGTTCTAAACCAGCGGGATGCAATAATTGTTTTACTATATTGTAGTATGAATCAATCTGTTGTTCTACGCGAATAACATACGAAAATAATTGATAATATTTACCATCTTGAATATAGCATTCATCTGAAATAAATCCATCGGTTGTTTCATAATATCCAGGATATATTGCAACAGCGCCCAATTCAATTCTAATTTCAGCGCTATCAGAATCTATAACATTGTCAATTGTAGAATTGGTGTAGAATGATCCTACAATTTCACCAACATATGTAGCATCTGCGTAAAATACTTTTTCAGAGTTATTGTCTGCTGGAGTATAAAATTTATCATATAAAAAATAATCTTGTTTATTGATATAGCCATAATCAATAAATCCATTTAATCCATCTTGATATGGAGATCCCCCAGAGTAAGAACTTTGTGGATTATAATCACTTGGGCGGGTATATCCAGAACCAATGGTAAAACTCGTTATTGGAATATGATATATTAAAGCTGTAGCTTGTTTATTACTTAATGTTGCTGAAAATGTAGAAGTATAATCTAAACCAAAACTGATGATCTGAATTTTCTTAATTGCGCCGGCAGTTGCAATCTTCGTGATCTTAATTAAAGATCCGTCACCCTGTTCACTCTTTAAATAATATAACTTTCCAACTTCGAATCCTGCACCACCTTTTGTAATAGTGTATTTAGTTGGGCACGGCAATATAGTGCCATAATCTTCATCATCTGTAGATGATACTGTATTTCCAATAGAAATATCTTGTGTATATGCACGCTCAATAAACACTTCATAAATATCATCACGATAAAATACTACACGAGGACAAAACACATTAATAGTCTTTATTGATGTGTTTATATTGATAATCTTTCCAGATAAATTAAAAAGATTACCACTTGTTGTTTGCACAAAAACAGATTTTTCTTGAATCCATTTACCATCAGAAACTCTCAACATTTGAGTTGATGGATAGAATATCTCAGCGTCTTTATTAAACAGTGCTCTAAATAAAAATTGATATGATTCTTTAGAACCACGAGTTTTATAAAACTCACGAATTCTCTGAAGAATAAATCTTTCATTTGCCAGCGTATTTGTTGGAAATAATACTGACAATTCTTTTTTAAATCTAATTACAAATTCATCTAGTGTTTTTTCAATAGAACGAATATCTTCAAGATCTCGAGATTGTGTTTCATTCAGGAATTCATAATATGCTTTTACAAATTTTACAAAAAGCTCGTACTCTTCCCGAATATATTCAGGAATTTGACGATTTAAAGCAATGCTGATTGGCGTTTTATTCATTAAATTCTGCTAGAAGCAATTGTATGAGAGCTAGAATTAATTTCTTGAATTACATTAATAGTCAAATAATTAATTGTATCAATATCCACAATTTGGTTTTGCGATGAAACAATATCATCAGATTGTGGTTTAATAATAAATTGCAGATCAGATTCTACAATACCAGTTACAAATAATGAATTGACTTTCAATTCACCAGTTTCATAATTAACTTTTCCAATATTACTATTTACAATAACTTTACTATAATCAATAGGGCTATAATAAAATAATCTCAAATTACCATAACCGTTATCATCGATATAGTATGGCGTAGTATTAGAACTAGAAATATAAAATCCATTTGTAAGAACAGCTTCTTCTGCTACACCAGCATTCCATATAGGATTATTAAGCTGAACTGTATATGAAACTGCAGCATTAAAAAGTACATCAATTGATCTACGAATTTTATATGTCGTAATATTATTTATGATAGATTTATCAGCATCATCAATTGATCTTATTAAACGTGAAAAACGTAAAACACCATCAAATTTTTGAAGATATGTTTCATTATAATCGTTAATAGCTTGTCTAACTAATTCAGTTATTTGTGAACTAGATTTATTAGTTTGATTAGGATTATAATACACCGTTGTAGTCATATCAATTATATTATAGATTGGATCAACCATCTGAGGCAATATACCCAACATCGCCTTAGGTTTAACAATATCTTCTATAATAGCATTCTTTTCACTGCTTGTTAAGAATAAACTATTTTTTGGTTTAACACAAATATAGATTTTTCCATAAACTGGAGGAGTCATTGTTTCTCCTCCCCAGCAATTAATAGAA